CCCGGAACATACTCATTGTCCTTTACATATTTATGACCTGATTCGTTAAAAATTATTGTATGACCATGTTCGGTCTTATGCTCTTTGTTCGACATTTGCGTTCTCCTCTGTTGCGTTTTGTATTGCGTTTTTATTCATTGATAATACTATACCATCAAAATAATTTGTAAACTCAGAAAGATCACATTTTATTTTCTCTACAAATATCAAAATAGAATGAAAAGGCAATCTATTTATACCATTTTCATACTTCTGAATTTGTTGAAAAGTTACTCCTAACCATTTAGCAACTTTTTCTTGTGTATAGTATTTTCCTATAACATCAGATCCTCTACTTACTTCTTTTCTTAATCTAATTTTTTTAAATGTAAGACCAAGAACATCGTAGAATATACTAATGTTTTCTTCTTGATTAAGTCCTAATTGACCTAATCTTTGTTGTATTACTTCTTCACACCTTTCAGGTGTCTTTATCTTTGTTGGTATAGTTACAATCATAACTTTTTCTCCTGTTTGTTGTTAATTAAGAACTGAATGTCCACGATTAGAAAGACATTTTCTAACTAATGCTTCATACTTTGTATCCATATTTTTACTAAATGACCAATATGTTAAATTGCTAATAAAATTGGTATTGTCTTTTCCAATCTTATCACAATGCTGTAAGTCATTAGTCAGTTCTTCTGCTTTTGCTTTATTAAAAGTACCACTTCTTCCACTCGTATCAACTAAAGGCTTATAAGCACAGTTAGTTAGAAATAGGAGTGTAATTATTAAGTATATTTTTTTCATATTTGCGTCTCTCTTGTTTGTACTCTTTCGAGTTTGTTGCTTTTGAGTGTGGCATTATAGAATAAACATCATCAAAAAATGGGTTGTTATCTCCAAATGTCCACCCTCTGTTATTAGAAAGTTTCGTCATAGCTTTTATTCTTCGCTCTTGAAACTTTTCTATTTTCTTCTTTTTAATTTCAAATGTCTTACCTTTATTTTCACTTATGACATCTGAAACTCCCCATCTTGTTTGATCTACCATAATAAACCTCCTATAATAAATCCTACTACAAAACATATCCATTCTCGTCTATAATGTAGTTCAAGAACTTTCCAATCTGATTTAGTTTTTCCAAAAATTAACATATTAATACTCCTCAGCTTTCATTATTGTCATTACTCGTCTTGTTACATTTGCATCTGACTTATCAGGAGAATGACCACTATGTTTTAAATCATAATAATCTATCTTCCAAAAATAATCAGTTCCATCAACAACAACCTTTCCAAAATCATGTTCTTTGTATGGGTCATTGTCTTCATTAAAATTATTAAAATTTCTTACTTCATTAATAATTTCATTATACTTACCTGAACTAAATACACCTGAAGTACAAATAACTTGTCCTCCTTTAGCTTCGGTTCTTAATTGATCGTTTAACTTTACAATTCTCTCAAGTTTCATTATTTCTTGTGTTTGATCTAGTACTTTTCCTAAGTCCATATATTCTCCTTAATGTAGTGTTGCGTTAGTTGTTTTTTTTTTCTTAGTTGGTTTAGATAGAGTTTGTTTAGATTTACTCATAGCATCTTTCATAAGTTCCATAGCTTCTTTCTTACTTGGTGCTACATCAAACAAACATCTAAAACATTCAAAAAATATTAAATACAAAAGGTTATGGATTCCAATATGTTTTCCATGAGTATCTAACAAACATTCTAAATGAGACTCTATATCTCTATGAGCTTTATCCATTTTTTTAACTGACATTATATATCCTCTCTACTGTTTTTTTCTTTTATAAAGTTCTCAACATGAGAACCCATTGTTGCTTTAGGTTTAGTTTGACGAACTGTTTCTACTTTTTTCATTCTAGAAATTTCTCCAGCTGTCATAAAAGAAAACATTTTTCTCTTATAAGTTTTTTGAAGTATAGAATAAATATCCATTATATCTCCTTAACTGATTTAATGTTATTAGTTCTAAAAAACTTATCACACATCTTTAACGAACTCATAGTAAAGTTGAATCCCTGAGATTGTAAGTCAGCTTTAACATCTTTGAATACTTCATTCATATTCTTATCTATAAATAAAATATTAGAAATGTTTTTAGGTTTAGATTGTTCTTTGAAAGAACGAAAAACTATTTTAGTTAAAGTTTTGTTATCAAAGTCTATTGTTATGTTCTTAGTCATTTGCGTTTCTCCTTGTTTGTTTTTTTTCATAACTAAGATTAGGAAATTTTCATATATAGTTCAACTAGAAAAGAACTTTTTTATATTTACTTAAATGTGGTTTATTAACTACATAATATGCAGTTTTATATTTTGTACCAAGTTATGCAGTAAATTGTAGATTGAATTAAAAATAGTACTTTCAATTATATGTGGTATGCACTATATTGAAACTGATCATTAGTCATTTTTTGGTCGCTTTTTTTCATATAAAAAGTATATCTCTCTGTTTGGGGGTGGAGCAATCCACCCCTTTCTAATTTCTAGTTATTTCTAATCCTGTAATGTCGGTATCTTTTTTAATGCTAGTATAAGTCATTTCATAATTAACTAAAAAAACATCTGATCTTTTTTTTATATCTGAAACCATTTGATTTACTTTTGTAAAGTATGGGTAAGTATCCACGAAGCGAAAACACACATAATGACCATACGGATTATGTAATGTCTCTAATTGAAATTCAAGTTCAGTTATGACAGCATCTATTTTCATAGATGTACTATACTATTTTTTACGCATTATATCAGCACCTTTAAGACCATAAATTGCTGAAATTACTCCGATAAAAATTGCTTGGTACCAATAGGGAAGATTTTTAAAATACTCAAAGAATAAATCTAATTTAGAACGAATGTCAGGATCGTCAGAGAACACAGAATAACCCAATAACAAAATAGGAATAGATATGAGAACGAGGACAAACTCATCTTTCCAACCATTATCATTGCTCTCAATAATTTTCGCTTTATATTCAATTTCGCCTTTCGCCATTTGCTCTGCATGGTGCATTTGAGCATCTGACATTAACTGCTTTGTTCGTTGTTTATTTTGATAAATTTTTGCTCCTGTTTTTACTCCTAAACTTAAAAGATTCAACCACATTTTAATTCCTTTGCTAAATTACAGTAATGAATAATCTTATCATATCGTTCACTTAGATTCTCGCCTTTTTTTTGCCTCACTGCATATTTCACAATATTACCATCAATAAAGTCTAAATTATGAGAAATTATTAACTCTATTGGTTGAATCTTGCCTTTGTAGTGAGTACCACCTATTTGTGTATCTAACGCACTCTCTGTGGCTCTATGGCCTTTTAAACGTCCTTTTTTCATACTATCTCTCCTATCCAATCTCCTTTGGCATTTAGCACCATCGGTAATAACCTTGGTATGCCATCTAGTATAATTCCACAACCTATAATAAACCTAGTTTTAAAATTCTTTGCATATGCAAATGCCATGGATTTTTGGTTTATAAGGCACCCCACATTCATGCCAAAAAATAGGTTATCAGGATTTGCCCACCAAGATATAACAAATTTTGTATGGTAATGTCCTTGAACGCAAGACATACCCATAGTTTGCGATACTTTTAAAACATCAGCACTTCTTCCATGTGTGAAAAAACATCTTTGACCATTAGACATTGTAAGTGTTAGATCATCAATCCACTTCCATTTTTTAGTACCTAAAAAGTCGCCATAATCTCTTAAAAATTCTTTACTCATTCCATACTTCAATGCTCGTCTATAAACTAAACTAGAATGGTTTGAATCTACTTCTGTAACTTCAGGAAATACACCTTCTAATTCTTTTATAAATTTTCTTGCTTCTTTTAGTTCGTGTCCAGCTGAGTATAAATCAGGGTTAGAATCATGCATACTTATTGCGTGAAAATCTAAACTATCTCCAATATTAACAACACTATCAGGTTTAAATTGTTTTTTTATTTCTTTGAGAAATGCAAAGCTATCTTTGTGATGATATGGAATGTGCATATCTGATATAACTAAAATTCTAGAGTTTTTCATACAAGTATTCCTTGTATATTATTTTGATAAAAAGTAAAGAACCTGACCGATGAAGACGATTGCTATTGCTCCAACTCCATATAAAATTGTTGTTGTTAAATTATCAAATTTTTTATCTAACTTAGAATCAATCTTATCTATGTCTTGGTGCATATGTTTAAGATGATTAGTTTTAATTGTGTTTATCTCTCTGCTTAAACCTTTGATATGGCCATAAAGACTAATTATATGTTCGCTTGTAGTTTTAGGTGCTTTGGCCATAACATTATTACATTTTCTTTTTTCTTTTACCCATTCTAGGTTTCATTTTAGATTTTTTCTTCTTCTTCATTTTGTAAGCCATAATTTACTCCTATTAGTTTGCAAATTTACCTTTAGACCATTTGGCTTCAGGTAATCCATTTTTATATTCTTTGCCATTAAATGTCAAAACTTGTTTTCTATTTGAACCCTCTACAAAGCTACAATGCACCCATCCTGAATTGGGTCCCTCATCTTCATTCCAAAATTCTAAAATTAATTGATCCACAGAACAGTTGTTTTCAATCCAAATCGCAACTTCTAAATTACTTACTCCAGCAATTTCAAAATCAACAGCCTGACCTTTTGTGTGCTGACTTGTAGGAGATGAATTTATGGCTTTGCAAAGTTCTTCACTACGATAACCTGAAGTAATAATAACAGGCTTCTCATCAAATTTTGCTCTGACCGGTTCAAGTATCTCATAACAAACATCAGTTAAGTTTTTAATCTCTCCTGATCCAGCTTTGTTTTTTATACCCAATCTTGTTGCTGTTGATGATTTCTCGAACTCATGTAATTGAAAATGCTTTGATAACTGCATTAAGACTCCTATGGTTTGCTTGGAAATTCTACTGCTTCTACTTCTTCTACTGTTGTAAGACCCTCTGTAATATCTCGTAAGTCTTGTCTATATGTTTTAAATCCAGCAGATAATGTTGTGCCTTTTTCTTTTGCCATGATTACTTCCCAATCACTAGCTTTTAAAAGGTTATCTCGTCTTTGTCTTAAATCTGCCATAGCACGATCAAAAGCACCATTATTCCATGCTTGTTCTTCAGCATCTCTTTGTGCTTCTTCTTCTGCTGTAAAGGGTACTATGTTCCCATTTATGTTGTGATGTCTTGGCATAATTATTTATACTCCATTGTTAATTGTTAAGCAATAC